ATATTGTTCTCTTTGGTGGAACAACGAGAGTAAAGATTTTGAACCTCATTATTACGCACAAGAAATGGCAAAAGATTCTACTAATACTTGGATTCATTTTCCACATGAACATTGGTGGAATGCGCCTGCCTAATATAGAAAGTAAATAAAATGGCTAAGGTAAAACAACCCAACCCAATTTCTGAGGGATGGGTTGCTTATCGTAAACTTGTTGATGATGAACTAAAAAAAAAGTTGAAACACATACGATGGTCAGTTGGCCACACGTAAAATGTTTAACTCATAAAGACTGTCATATGGATTCTTTTTATCCAGGCAAATTGTATCGTGCAATGAAAATGGAAAGAGATGAAGATGGTTGTCTGAGATTAGTTAAGGAGAAATAAAGAGTGTTGTGTTCTAGTGCGGAGAAGATGACAACTTACCAACATCTAGACCGGCGGTGTTCGTCAACTGCTTAGTGAAACTTCTATAAAGGGAATCCATAACTTATTATGTAATAATATTAATAGGGGATTCGGAGGAGGGAACTAGCACTCTTTTTTCTTAGTTGGATTTTCTTGTATGGTGTGGAGGTTCTGATGTTCAAATAGATTTTCTAACTCAGTAAAAATTATATCACATTCAAAACAGGAACACCACCCGTTTTTTTTCCAAAATTTTTCATTATAAAATTGTTCTGCTCTAGTTGTGGGGTCAGACATTTTAGGGATTTCTTTTTTATTTATATATAAATTGAAATGAAAGTAAGTAAGAAAGCCAAACTCATTAAGAAAGTTCAAAAGATGGAAATGACGAATCCAGTTATTCAAACGTTAATTGGTTTGGTGGTTTTCTATATCGGGCTCAAGATGTTCTCAGGAGGTATGAAGTCGATGGGAAAACTAGAACATCTTGAATGGTTTTTGGGAAATCCAATTTATATGTTTTTAGGAGCGATCATCTGTACATTTCTCTGGCAATCTTCATCTCTCACCACAACTGCAATTATTGGATTGGTTGCATCTGGTACATTGTCCGTACCATCTGCAATCGCAGCAATACTAGGTGCAAATGTAGGAACAACTGGAACCATTTGGATCGCTGGAATATTAGTGAGTGATGGAATGCCTACAGGAATCACGAAACAGGTTGCACTAGTGCATACAGGTGTGAATACAGTCATGGCAGTTGCATTACTCCCATTTATTCAACCCATTGCAAGATTTGTTTCTAGATTTTGACTTGACATAACGAACATAAATTGTTATACTAAGAGAAAAGAGTGGGAAAGATTATTTTCTAGCTTTCTTCTTAACATCATTTAATACAGGTGAAAATGATTTCTATAAAAATAAGACCAAACGAAAACATAAATCGAGCATTGTCTCGTTTTAAATCAGCAGTTCTCAATGAAGGCATTATCAAGACGGTAAATGATAAGTCTCATTTCATTAAACCTTCACTGAAACGTAAGTTGAAACGTGAGGCCGCACAACGACAACGGATGAAAGATGAACTAAAACTGATTAGACAGATTGAGAATGAGCAAAAAGAGTGGAGAAAGTAATTCAAAGGTTGTGAACTTAGACGCTTTTCGTATCGCAAAGCGTACAATTAAAATAGAAATAGGGGAATATTACGCACATCCAGAAATGGGTGTGTTTCTCCATTGTATAGGAACAACCGTTCCAATGCATACCAAAAACAACGAAGTCCATTTCGTTGTTGAAGATCATTTTGGAAATTTAGCAACATTTCGCACAGACGATCCACCAACTGGATTTGTTTGCTCCAATATAAATGAGTTTGCTGCAGCCTGTGTGCGAGTAGTTGAATCGGCATCCAATAATCCAGATGACCCCGAGGCCTCTTAATCTTATAAATAATTATATCGTTGTCCCTACCTATAAAAATTTGTTAGAATGTTACGATTAAAACAATATATTAATGAGACTACTAAGGTTAAAGCAGTAAGATAATGCTACGATTTAAAGAATACATAAAAGAGGGTGGGGGTGCAGTTGGAGATGTTGATAGAATCAACCAAGAAAATGTTGAAGCAACTCTAAAAGAAATTTCAACTAAAATCATCGGCCCCTTAAAAATTACGAGTAAAGATATAGGAATATTGGGATCTACAGGTAAAAGAAAACCTGGAGGTTCTTCTGGTGATATTGATATAGCTATTGATGCAAATAAAGTTTTAAGAGCAAATGCTATTCAAGTAGCAGATGAATTGTTCGATTTTATTGCAGGGAAAGCTAAGAAAGTTTCTAATACAGTTGTTTCTAATAAAGGTACTGGTGTAATATCACTTCAATTTCCTATTTCTAATACTGATGGTAAACAAAAAAATAAAAAAGTTCAACTTGATCTAATGATTGTTGATAATCTTGAACTTGCAAAGTTTAATTTTTGGAGTCCACACGAAGAGCAATCAAAATGGAAAGGGATTTATAGAAATATAATTCTATCTTCTATGGCATCAGTCATGGATTTTGAAGTTCTTGAAAAAGGATATGATGAAAATGATGTAGAAGTCCCCACTCTGTTTAGAAGAAATTTTATAGATTTAAAACGTGGATTGATAAGAGGTTTACAAACAAGAATAGGTAAGTCTGGAAAATTATTTGCAAAGGGAAGAAAACAAACTCTTGAAACAGAAGTTTTAGAAAATCAACCAGAAGGTATTATAAAAGCAATATTGGGGCCTACATTTACTGTAAACGATGCAGAGTCTTTTGAGTCATTATTTAAAATTTTAGACCATCCAAAATATTTGTATAGAAGTAAAAAGAACGAAATTATCAAAACCTTTATTGCTGTTATTAGTAAATCTAAAGGTCTTGTTGTTCCAGATGAAATGGAAAAATTTGTATAAATGAAAACTTTCATTCAATTTATTGAAGAACAAAATTTATCTGAGGGGAAAAATACTCATTTATTACATATTGACCAATCTGTATTGATTGATGGTGATAGTGGTGTAAAAATTACAGTTAATTTTTTAGAATCTCTTGTCAATATGTTGAGTGGTGGTACAGCTGGTGCGTTAAAAATAGGACTCAAGTGGGATGGTGCTCCCGGCTTAACTGCTGGAGTTGATCCTGAATCTGGAAAGTTTTTCGTTGGAACTAAATCTACATTCTCAAAGAAAGTTCCAAAGGTAAATTTTACAAATGCAGACATAGATAAGTTTCATGGAGGACAGGGAGAATTACCAGACAAATTAAAACTTGCTTTAAAATTATTACCTAAAATCTGGAAAGGTAATGGGGTATTTCAAGGTGATTTAATGTTTACACCAGATCAAAAGTCTAAAGAAACAATAGATGGAGAGTCATTGTTGATGTTTAGACCAAATAATATTGTTTATGCAGTTCCAGAAGATAGTGATTTGGGGAAACAGATCAATTCTGCAAAACTTGGTATTGCAATACATACAAGATATACTGGAAAGACATTGCCGGATATGAATGCATCATTTGATGTTTCTAGGAATGAATTTAAAGAACACGAAGATGTTTGGTTTGATGATGCTAATTTAACGGATATTGGTGGGGCATTATTCAGCAAGAAAGAAACCGATAAATTGAATATTCTATTGAAAAACTTAAAAGGAATTGCTAATAGAACTAGATCGTCAATAGGTATATTACAAAGAAACTCCAAAGGGTTAATTTCAGAATTTGTAAGATATGATAATAATGAAATTAAAAGAGGAATTAAAATCATGAATTCTAAGAAGTATTTTGCCGATTTTACTAGATGGTTGATTAAAGAAAAGAAGGAAAAATTAAAAACATTCAATGCGATAAAGGAAAAGACATTAAAAGATAAACTAAAGGTGGAAAAAAAAGATTGGGAACTTGTTATTGAGTTTATTGCACAATCAATCGATATAAAAGAAAAGATTATTACTCAATTGAATAAAATAAAACAATTAAAAACTTTCAAAAAAACTGATTCTGGATTTGAAGTAGTTGGGCAGGAAGGGTTTACAGCAATATCTGATGGTAAGATTGTTAAATTGGTTGATCGTTTGGAATTTACCAAAAATCTGTTTACAACAACTAAGGATTGGGATAAAAAATGAAAACTTATGAACAATTTTTATATGAACATAAGGGAGGAACGGTAGTATTTACTTTTGGAAGATTCAATCCACCAACTACCGGCCATGAAAAACTTCTCAATGTATTGATGAACGCCTCTTCCAAAGAACGGGGCGAATATTTTGCATTCATGAGTCATTCACAAGATAAGAAGAAAAATCCTCTCACCCATGATCAAAAAATGATGTTTATGAAACTTATGTTTCCAAAACATCGTTCTGCATTTGTCAAGTCTAAA